GGCCTTGTTTGCAGCGTGCGCCTGCGCGGCAAACCGGGTGAGATTCAAAACAGAACGCTAAGCATGTAGATCTGTCTGACGAAGGCTTGCGGACGCGGGTTCAATTCCCGCCAGCTCCACCATTCACAGCAACGCCACACAATGAAACCCATTGTGTGGCGTTATCTTTTTCAGCCCTGAATTGCCTCAGATTGCGCTGAAATTCACACCGATTTCACACCGATTTCACACCGATCCTGGAAGTGTTTTCGGTCGCTGGTAATCCTCGCGGATGAACTTGCCGTAGGTCCGGAAAACCATCTCCACATCCTCATGGCCCAACTGCTGGGCCACGTACCAGGGGTTGGCGCCGGCCGTGAGCTGGGTGGAGGCGTAGGTGTGGCGGATCTGATACGGGTTGCGGTAGGGGATGCCAGCCCTGGCCATAAGTGGCAGCCAGGCGGTTTTGCGCACCTGGGCATCCGTGGTCCAGGGGGCCAGCGTCACGGTGTTGAGCCACACGCGCTTGCCGCGGTCGCCGCTGATGGCCAACTGTTCGCGCAGGGCCTGCATGGCCTCGTCGTTCAAGTCCACCTCTCGTTTGCCTGCGGCGGTCTTCGGACCCTTGATGACGCCCGCCACCTGGCTTTGTACGACGCGCGCGACGCGGCGTTGCCAGTCGATGTGCTCCCACTCCAGCGCCTGTAGCTCGCCAGGCCGAAGGCCTGTGTTGAACCAGAACTGGAAGGTCGGGCGCTCATCGCTCCTGCAAGCGTCGAGGATCGTCATGCGCTCGGCGTGGGTGAATGGCTGCACTACGTAATCGCTGGCCTTTGCGGTTTGGCGGATCAGCTTCACCAGGGCGATACGTTCAAAAGGGTTGAACTCGATGATCTCGTCGTTCAGTGCGTCCTCCAGCACCGACCGGAAGGGCACCAATAAGTTGCGGATCGCTTTGGTGGTGAGATCCATCTCGCTGATCCAGTCGCGCAGCAGCGAAGGTGTCACCTCGGCCGGGTGCATTCCATCCCATCGCTGCATGCGCTTGCTCAGGATGCTCTTGCGGTAGCCCTGGTAGGTGGACTTGGACATGTGGCCGTTCTCCACCTGGCGCTTGTAAATAGAGAGCTGGCGGTCCAGCAGCTTCTCCATAGTCAGCTCTCTGTCCTGCTCGGTGCGGGCCCGGCTGCTGTCCGGAAAGTAGGCTGCGTATTCGAACGTCCCATCGTCGATCTTGCGGCGGATCTCTGCACGCAGGTTTGCCGCATAGAGGATGTTGCCTTTGTTGATTGGCCCGGGCGGCAGCAGCTCACGGCACTGCTTGCCTTGCCACGTGAATGCAATCTGTAGCCGCGATCCGCCCACCAGTTCGCGGATCATCACGCCTGCAGGGGTTACGAGAGTTGGTTTCTTATCCACTGGTCTGCTTCCTTCACATTGACATAGAGGCGGCGCAGCACAACTGCGCAGTGCTGCCCGTCGCGCCAGATACCTGCGCGGCGGCGGTTATGGATCGCCATGGGCGTCACGCCCGTGAGCTGTTCGTATTTCTCGGCCAGTACCCATTCGGGGTCGGGACCAGGATGGGAAGTCGTGGTTGTTGTCATCAGTGTTCAAACCCGCGTGAAGTGGGCTTCCTCCATTTCTGGTTCTGCCTGGTCGCATAGCCCATATGACGATGCGCAGGCAGAGGGTTCATCCAGTTGGGCCAGCAGGTCGAACTGCCGACCGCCGCGAGTGGTCTGAGCCCACTGGATGCGAGTCCACACGTTCAGGTCTGCGAACACTTGGCGGCGGTCTCGTGCTTTGTGGCTGTCAGCAAAGAAGGTGCTGAACCCGCGCTTGCTGCACTGGCCGACGGTGTGCTCCCACTCGCTGATCCGGCGGGGGTGTTCGGGCCAGCGCAGGGCGATCTGGCGTAGCTCGCCCTTGCTGCAGTTGATGCAGGGCATGCAGCCAACCCGGTTGGCGCCTTGCAGATAGAGGGGGTTGGGTTGGATGCCGCGGGTGCCGCTGAAGTCAAACACCTGGGCAGCTGTCCACTCCACCAGAGGGCGGAATGCCCAAATGCCAGGGCCAATGCGCTCGGCCAGTTTGGCATCGCGCCGCGCTTCTGACTCGTCGCGCCGCACCCCTTGCCAGCTGATGACGCGGTGTCCCTGGTCCTGCAGTTCCAGCTGGAATTCCACTGCGATGTTTCGCTTCAGTTCCTCGGTGCAAAACTGAGCCTTGCGACTGGGAAACCTGCCCTTCAGCATGCACAGGTCCAGGAACGGATTGCCGGACGGATGGAGTGCGGCCAGGGCGCGGCGCTTGGCCTTGTTGCTCCAGCGCACGCGGCGGCCGTTCTTGTCGCGCCGCGTGCGTTGGTCCCGAGCAATGAACATGCGTCGATGGGCAAAGCGGTCAGTGAAGTCGGCGCGCAGGCGGGTGACGGTCACGCCAAGGGCTTGCTCCAAATAGGCCAGGTAGTCATAGACGGCCTGGTGCTCGTTTCCTGTGTCGCAAAAGATCGGCACTACGGTGCCCGGTGGGCAGCGCTCCAGCGCCAAGAGCAGCAGGGCGGTGCTGTCTTTGCCACTGGAGATAGAAACAATGTGACGGACTGACATCAAGGTTGATGCGGCTCCCTTTGTTTTCACAGCGTTATGCATATGCATGACCTTTGAATTCTTTGGCTTCAACTTCACGGCCTGGGGTCGCGGCGGCGGTGGGCACTTGCGCTGGCTCGGCGGCAGCGGGGGCCAGGGCAGGGGCGCTCTGCACCAGGTCACCCAGCCACTCCTGCAGAACGTCTTCCTGCTGGTGGTGCTGCATGACCTGCAGGCCCAGGCGCTGGGCGATCAGGTATTCCAGGCTTGCGCCCTTGGACTGCTGCCAGCCGGGCAGCAGGTAGATGGCGTGGCAGGTCATCAGCTGGCTAACGCCCATGCGCATGTAGGCGGTCCAGTGGCAGCTGGCGTCTACGTGTGGGTCGGGGTTCTCGGCTGGGTTTTCCACGTGCCAGCCCTTGGCGCGAAGGCGGGCAGCGGCTTCGTGGAAGGCGGGGTAATTCATGTCGGCCAGGCCAGACATGGGGCCGGCAACATAGATGCGCTGGTGCGGGCTTTCGTGCATCAGCCACATCTGCAGCGTGCTGATGCAGTGGAATTCGCCGCGGCGGACGAAGAAGCCGCCCAGGCGCTGGCATTCGTCCACGATCACGCGGTGGGCCATGCGCCAGCCGGTGAAGAAGCTTAGGAACAGCATGGCGGGCATCAGTGCAGCGCGAAAAATCAGAATGAACATGGGGTATTGCTCCTGTGGTGTGGTCAGACCGTCAGCGGTTCGATGCGCTCCACGCGCAGGACGCCTTTGCCGCTTGCCAGGTGGGCCTGCGCTTCGGCGTGGGTGGCGTTGGCCGCTTTGACGCGGATGGTGGGCAGCAGGCCAGCTTCGGCCAGGCCTTCCAGGGCGGCGGCGTCGGAGTTGGCCGGGATCAGGTGGGCGCGATAGCTTTTCAGCTCTTGGACGTTGTGTGCGGATTGCATGTGTGTTCCTCCTTTTGCTTCTGTGTGGATGGGTTTGCTATTGATTTGGTAGCATCAGGCAGTGCCGGCCGCTTTGAATGGCAGCACCTGGGCGCCGGTGTCCAAATCCAGCCGGGCCTGGGCGCCTTCGGCAGCGCGCTTGGCCAGGGTCAGGCGGCGGCGGGCGGCGGCAAACGTCTTGCGCAAGTCGGTGCTCACGGAGTTGACGTACTTGAAGCCGGCTTTCTGGTGCGTGGCGTTTTTGCTGGGTTCTGTGCGTTTTGCGGGCATGGGTGGGGCCTCCTGTGGGTGTCAGGTCAGAAAAACGGGGTGGGGGTGGTGCCGAGGGCGCGCCATTCGGCGTCGGATCGGGTGGGGGAACCGGGTGTCCAGTCCTCTTTTTCGTGCCGGCCGCGTCCAAAAAGCTGCCGGTGGAGGGTGTTGGTCAGCCGGGCCGTACAGTTATTGAAACGAGTCCAAGCGGGCGCCAGCGGCGCCCGGTCTATGCCCTGCGCGGGTTCGGGGGCGGCCATGTCCAGCTGGGGCGCACTAGCAGCTGCCGGGGCTGCGCCCAGGGCTTCCTGCACAGCCGGGCGCCACGCCATGCGGCGGCTCACCAGCCAGCGGCCATGGCGGGTTTCCAGCCCCACCACACGGCCCTGGCCTTCCTTGATTTCTTCGCCGTAGGCGTTGGTGGTGCCGGCCGGCACCGGGCGGCGGGCCAGGCCCATGTGCCACTGGCCACGCTTGCGGCAGTGGCCGCCCATGGATTCCATGTACCGGCACCAGTCAGCGCGGATCACGCCGCCGCCTTCCACGGTGCCGGGTTCCTTGCCCCAGCGGTGGCAGGCCAGCCAGGCACGCCATGCGGTCACATCGCCGTCACGGCCCACTCGCAGGTCTTCGATCTGGTCTTTGCTCACGCGGCGCAGTTCGCGCCATACCGACACGCTGGGCATGCCGATGGCCTGGAACTGGCGGATACCCCATGTGGCGGCCCAGGCGTCCACGCGGCGGTGGCCGGGCATGTCGCAGGTTTCCACGTCGAACAGCTCACCCTGCACCACGTCCAGGTGGTCGGCCAGGGCCGCGTGGCCCACGCTCTTGGCGATGTACTTGGCCACATAGCCCGCAGCGCCGCCGCCGGTCATGCGCTTGATGTTGATGCGGTTGGTGCCGGCGCCCGGTTCGTCGCCGGCATCGCTCAGCCAGTAGCGGTGCAGGGCGGCCACGGTCTTCTGCAGCTGCACTTCATCTTCCACCCACACCATGGCGTGCCAGTGGGGCGTGGCGTCGTGGTGGGGTTCTGCCACGCGGATGCCATACAGGTGCACATCCCGGCGGCCCAGGTGGGAGCGCAGCTTGGCCCACATGCCGCACAGCCAGTCCTGCGCATCGCGCGGGGTGCTGCGGCCGTCGTAGCGCTTGTTGGGCAGGGGCTGGCCATGGCGGCCCAGCTTCACCGGGTGAAAGCGGCTGGGGGTGGTCAGCGTCAGAAATAGGCCGATGTGCTGGCGGCGGTCGGCGTATTCCTCGGCGCCGCGGATGCGCGTCATCAGCTCACCGCCGCGGATCACCGGGTTGGAGTTGGACAGGGCGGCCAGCTCTCCCAGGTTGAACACCTGGCCCGCTTCATTGCGGTACAGCGTGCGCTTGAGGGTGGCCGCATTGCGGGTTACTTGCTCGGTGCGGCGCTGCAGGCCCTTGTTGCTGACATAGCCGCCATCGCGGCGGTTCACCAGGCCCAGGCGAATGGCCCCGGCTTCCACCACGCGGGCCACATGCCGGCGCAGCACACGGCGCCACCATGCGGCATCCAGCGTGCGCTTGATGCCAGCCTCACCGGCCAGGGGGCCGTGCTCACGCACACCCACGGCGCGGATCAGCATGTAGATGCTGTCCACACGTTCCTGCAGGTTCAGGCCTTCGCGCAGTGCACAGGCGTCCAGCGTGCCCACTTCATAGGCCAAGGTCTTGGCCATGGTGCAGATCTGGCCGTCATTCAAGTCCCAGCGGCTGGCCTGGCCAAAGTCCGCATCAAACCGCTCCACGGCTTGCAGCGCGTCGTGGGCGTTCAGCCATTCAGGGCCGTCGTTGTCCATCTGGCCCAGGCCCGCCTTGTCCAGCGCGGTGCGCCACTGGGGCGGCACCACCTTGCGCAGCACCTGCAGCGCGCGGGTAACGTGCCAAGCCTGGGGCTTGTTGCGCTTCCAGGCGTCCAGGCTGTGGGTAGGGAGCTTGCGGGCCATGCTTACCGTCCTGCCAGGCTGGTGACCTTGGCCATGGCTGCGCGCATGGCGCGCACCTGGCCCTTGATGGCATTGCGCTCAGGTGGCGGTACTTCGCGCCAGTGGCGGTCTGCCAGGGCGGAAAGGCCGTCAAAGTCATCACCCACGCCCGCCAGAATCAGCAGGCACACGCGCACGCCCAGGTCCATGGCGGCCCATTCACGGGCTTCCACGTCGTCCCAACGGCCACGGGTGGAGCGGCTCAGGGCTTCGTTTTGCAGCACACGCAGGCGGGCGCGGCAGTCCGCCGGCGACAGGTCGCGCAGGTGCTCGGCCACCGGCTCTGCAGGCATCAGGGCCGGCGCCAAGCTGGGGGCATGCGCCGCTTCGCCACGCTGCACGCGCAGCATCAGGTCGGTGAATTGGCCCAGGGTGACTTCGGACAGGTTCACGCCGCACCCCCAACGCGCACAGCGGCCACATACCAGCCATCGCCGTAGATGCTTTCCACGCTGGCCAGGGCCTGCACGCGGTTGGCGGCCAGCACCTGCATGCGGCGGCGCTGGTGATTGTGGTCAATGTGAGTAATGCGCCAGCTCATGCGGCACCGCCTTGCTTAGCGTTTGCGTGCTCGGCCTCACTGGCTTCACACATCAAGCGCGCTGCCAGCTCAAACGCTTCACCCGGGGTCAGTTCAATCCAGAACATGGCGCTACGCCGATTCACTCCTGAGTAGCAGAGGTCGATAAGCCAAGGCTTCACGCCATGGCGCGTGCGGCCAACTTTCATTTCTTCGCAGCGGTTGCCGGTCTGGCTGCTTGGCAGCTCAGCAATTTGCAGGGCTTGCGTCATCGCTATGTGCTCCAGTTTTTGGGCGTAAGAAACCCCGCAGCGCCTGGAAACAGGCTCTGTCGGATGGGGTGGCAAAGAGAAAGGGGGAGGGCGCTTTAGGCGCTGGCGGCGTCAGTCAGGGGGCGGCCCTCCGACTGGGAACAGGTCGCCTGTCACCGGGCGGGTGAACTGCGTGGCGTGCTCTGCGCTGGCTGCGTGGTCCAGGGTGGCGCGCATCATGTCGCGGCGGACGTGGCTGGACAGGGGCAGGTTTACGCTGGGGTCTGGCGTGGCGCTGGGGCTGAGGGTGCGCACCACTTCGGTCAGCGCCACAAAGGTGTGGCCGCATTCAGGGTTGGTGCAGGCATAGGTGGATTCGCGGGTCAGCACGGTCATCTGCGCGCTGGTGCGGATGAAGCTGGGTTCCTTGCAGTGCGGGCACTGCAGGCGCATGGCTTCTTTGTGGCCGGCGCGGGCACGGGCGCCTACGGCGGCAGATCGCAATGCACTGTTACAGCCCTGCAAGGCTTTGCCCACAATTTGCGTAGGCGCCTTTACCTGGGCTACGGGCTTGCCGCCGACGTAGACCGTGCGGGTGACGGCACCAGAATGAATGCCAGAGGGGAGGGTGGCGTTCATTCGTTCAACCCTGGTTGGTGGTGGCCGCAGGGGTTGCGCCCACGGTGTGTGCCACGGCTTCCACCGCATCATCTGGCAGGCGCAGCAGGCCGGTGCGGCGGTGCAGCTGCATGCCCATCAGGTAGATCAGGCGCGCGAAATTGCTGGCAGAGCGATCCAGCGCATCCGAGGTTTTGTGCGCCTCTTCCAGTTCGGGCTTTTGCAGCCGCAGCGCAATGGGGCGCTCATGTTCGAGTCGTCCCACTGTCGCAGAGCGGTGCCGCGTCATGTGTGCGGTGGTGGTCATGTACTATTGGTGCTGGATTGTTACAACGTAAGCAGGATCATTGCCGAATATTTTCGGCATGTCAATGGATGAGTGTCGAAAACTTTCAGCAAATTGGCGAGCGCCTGAAGGCGGAGCGTCTGCGGGTCTCGTACTCGCAGGTGGCTTTTGCGGATGCGTGCGAGATCAACCGGGGCACCCTGTCGAATTGGGAGAAGGGTGACCAGACACCTTCGGCGGCCGCTCTCGGCGTTATGGCCAAGCTCGGGGTGGACGTGCTCTACGTTGTGACGGGCCAACGTGCTGGCGAGACTGAAACCACGCTGGCGCCTGTGGAGCGCGAGCTGCTGCAGGCGTGGCGCCAGAGTTCAGAGCAGGGGCGTGCCCTGCTATCGGCAGCGGTCGATGTTTTGAAGCCCGTGTAAGTCACGGGTGACTGCAGCGCCCACGGCACACAGAGGCTGGGGCGGGAGAGGGGAACTATGGCGTTCAAGCCATGCAAGGTATGCACGACAGAGGCAGCGCCTTTGTCACGGATTGCCCGTACTGCCGACCCGTGCACCAGCGATGCGCAGTAAGTCGCTGCTGACCGCTTTTCTGCTGGTCTTTCTGGTGGTGGCGGTGGGGCATGTCAATGCCCGCAACTATCCCTGCTCCGGAAAGAAGGGCGGTGTTTCGCACTGCGCCGGCGACACCTTTGTGTGCAATGACGGATCTGTCAGCGGCAGCAAGCGCAGCTGCAGCGCTGAAATGGGCGGCGGCACCAGCCCGCGCCAACTGCTTACCCAACCCCAACGAAAAAGCGCCACGCCAGGTGACTGCAGCTGCCGCAGCGGCAATGTCTGTACCGGCCCGCGCGGCGGGCGCTACTGCATGACGGATGCAGGGAACAAGAGCTATCTGAAACGGTGATTTACCAGGCCATGGCACTGGTATGCCGTGGCGCACATTGAAGAGAGGGAAAGAAGCATGTCGCAACGTCTACTGGCCTGTCTTGTTCTGGCCATTGCAGCCACCGGCTGTTCCAAAAGCACCCCTGACGCTGCCAGCGCCACGCCGCTCAGCGAAGCGCCCCGCACGGTTGCCCAGTTGGATGAAGCTGGTTTGATTGCCGCTGTGGGCAGCCCAGCTGTGTATGAATACCCGCTGGAGGATGGGCGTGGCCTGAACTTCCGCGCCAAGGACTGCACGCCCCAGGATTGCCAGCCAGCGTTCAAGCTGGAGTTCCGCAAGGGCCGCATCAACCTTTCCTGGGAGCAGATTAGCGGGGATGCCAAGCTGGAAGCCCTGAATGCGCAGAACATGCAGTGGGCCGACCAGGTGCTGACTTATGCCCTAGGCAAAGAGGCTACCGCCAAGATCAAGTCCAGCATTGCGGTCAACACGCCGCTGCGTGGTGAGGTGCTGCAGGGGCACAAGGTGAATGTGATGCCGGGTGGTGGGAATCAGGTTACTGTTACGATTAATATTAATTAATTTTTGATCAGGCGTATTTTTAATGAAAAATATTTTCCCCGCTTTCTATACTCCTGATGATCAAGAGTTTTCTAATGGTTGGAAGGATTGCACTTTTGTTCTTGATACAAATATTCTTTTAAATTTATATAGATTGCCTATTGCCGCAAGTGATCAGTATTTTGGAGTTTTGGAGAAAATAAAAGATAGGTTATGGATTCCACATCAAGTCGGACTTGAATTTCAAAGGATGCGCATAGGAGTAATTTCTGGTGAGCGAAAAAAACTTGACGAATCTTTTTTAGATGTCAGCAATGCGATTACATCTATTAAATCTCGCATAGATTCATTAGAATTGGAGAAGCGCGGACTCAATATCTCAAATGGACATATATCTGATTTATTTAAAATAGTTGATGAAAAATTACTTGCTTTAATAAGCAAAGCACAAGAGGCTCAATTAGATATTTCAAGTAAAGATCCAATTAGAGATCGTTTAGATTCTTTATTGGATGGGCGTATAGGTGTTGGCCCCGCTGATATGAATGACATTAATTCTCTGATTGCTGATGGAGAATTACGGTACGCAAATAATCTACCGCCTGGCTTCAAAGACAGTGGAAAAAATAAAGATCAAGATTATTATTATAATGGGTTGATCTATCCGGCAAAATTTGGTGATTTAATCATATGGCGGCAACTTTTAAATCATGCCAATAAATTGGGATTAAAGAAAGTTGTCTACGTCACAGGTGATCGAAAAGAAGATTGGTGGCGTATAGAAAAAGGTCGCCACCTCGGGCCACATCCTGAACTAATTAATGAGATTAAACGTCTTTCGAGTGTAGATTTTTTTTGGATGTATTCGGCAGAAAGCTTCATCGAGAAAGCGCGTGATTATTTGCACGCAAGTGTTTCTCCAGAAACTTTGGCCGAAGTTAAAAATGTTTCATCAAGTGAGACTAATATTATTAATAATTTTTCATTTGAAGAGATAAGTCCAAATGCCAATGAAGATAAATACCTTGATAATTTGGTGCCGAAAAATCCAGGTTATAACATAGGTGCTTTAGCAAAGGCTATTATTCGACTTCACTCAAATGCTGCGCATATTTCCGGAATCAAGGATTACACTATTCTTATAGACGATAATGGTTCCGAAGAATTGTATCTTTACAAAAATTTTGGTGCTAGTTTTCCAGATGATTTAATTCCTAGGGTAATTGATGATTTTTCCCGTAATCATTTGATACATAAACCTAATTCTAATGGGGTGTTGTTCTTTAATTTGATAATTATTATTAAGATAACGGGCCGATATAGAATAACTTACTTTCAAGATTTTATTAATTCAATGATTGATAGTGAAGAGAAAAAATTCAATATTAAATTCAAAAAAATCATTATTGGTTATTATGATGGCAATGATTTTAGTGTTGCTCAATTGACTGAGAATAGGATTCTCAATTAATAAATGCATTTGAGATATGTCGGTTATTGGATTGCCTGCGCGCTGCTTCTGATGAATTCTCCATCCTTCCAATTGCACCGCCACGGTAGTCGTGCTTCAGACTTGGTTGATGAGGTTCATGGCCCTTAACATCCGGTCGCTGCCTGCGACGGCGGATTCTTCGAGAAAAGGCCAAGGGCTGTTTGCGGCTGTGGATTCAACTGGTCAATGCAACACAATGACCAGTTGAATCCACAGTCGATTGCAGCCGGCGGGTCGGCCGGTCATTTCAAGCCGGGATGCAGGCTTGGACACAACATCCACCTTACCGCGCCACCGGCACCTGATCCAGCTGCGTGGTGCACATGCCTGTGCGGCGCTCTTGCCGCATGCCCCACGCGCCCACTTGCACCGCGCTGCCCACCGCCACGGCGCCTTTGCCCCAACGCTGGTTGATACGGTCCATGGCCTCCATCAGCGCGCTGTGGTTGCGACACTTGGCGGAGGTTTCTTCAGGCAAAGGGAAAAGGTTGCTTACTGCCAAAAGCAGACAATCTTCGATGAAAGGTGAAGCCCGACGCGGATCATCCGAGCGGGCTTGCTTACGCTTTCTGCCAGTTGCACGGTCAAGCTCAGTCAGAGGCGAAACCTCTTATGGCTAAAACCATGATTTGTTGTGCGTATGTTCATGACAAATCACGACTTGGCTTCTACTGGAAGCCTAAACGGAGCCCCCAGTCGGTTGAACGCGTTCATTGCGGCGATCGTAATCGTGAGGTCAACCAGGTCTTTGGGCGCGAAATGTGCCGAGGCTGCGGCATATGCCTCATCTGATGCATGTGTTTCGCTGACATTCGTCACTTCCTCGGCCCAGGCCAGCGCAGCGCGTTCCTCTTCAGAGAATAGATGGTGCACTTCGTCCCATACGGGAAGCAAGGCAATCTTTTCGATTGACATGGTTTTTCTCAGATCGCGGCTGTGCTTGTCGATGCAATGGGCACAGCCGTTGATCTGCGAAACGCGTAGAAATACGAGGTGCACGAGCTCCTCTGGAAGGTTCGTCTTACTCGTGATGTAGTGGTGGATGCCAAATAACGCCTTCGCGCCATCAGGTGCAAGTTCTTGCCAATTCAAGCGAGTCATTTCTGTGCTTTCTGTTGTTGAAGGTTTGTCAAATCGCGGCCGGTGCTCGAAGTCACCATAGCCTCGTACCTCACCGCTAAGTTACCCTTGCAGGCAGCGGAAAAACAGGCCCAAAAACTGCTGAAATGACTGACCCAAGATGACTGCCCAAAATACGCCCGAAGTGCTTTCCATCCAGCTGGACGGCTCCTCCGTCGTACATATCGGCGATCAGATTCATGCAAGCCTACGTCAGGCGATCATGGATGGAAGGCTTGGAGCGGGCCAACGTTTACCTTCCGGTCGAGACCTTGCCAGGCAACTTGGCGTCGCTCGAGGCACCATCCGTGTGGCTTACGACCGGCTGATTGCCGAGAACTTGGTCTACGGCGCGGGCTCTGCAGGCACACGTGTATGCGCTCGGCAGTTTACTGACCGAAGTGACGACGAGTCTTCATTCGCCGGGCCTTTGGCTGGATTCACCCGCCCATATTCGAGTGCCCCGCAACCATTCCAAATGGGTGTACCCGCTGACGATGCATTTCCAGCAAAGCTCTGGGCCCGAATGAGGGCGAGGGCCGTCCGTGCCGATGCCAACAGCTACACGACCTACTCTGACCCGCGCGGCGAACCAGCGTTGCGCACGCAGATTGCGAGCCACTTGGCCGTCAGCCGACAAATGCGATGTCATCCGGATCAGATCATCGTCACCAGTGGGTATCGGCAGGGCATGATGGTCGTGCTGACGGCGCTGTGCGCTCACGGGCGCAAGGCGTGGATAGAGGAGCCTGGTTATCCTCTTGGAAGGCGTGCGCTGGAGCTGTTTGGGGTGGCGTTAGAGCCCATACTTGTTGACGCAGAGGGTCTGCGCGTGAGCGACGGCATCGCACGTGCACCCGAGGCTCGACTAGCGTTGGTCACACCTGGTCAACATGCGCCTCTGGGCGTGACCCTATCGCCGGCCCGCAGACACGCACTGCTGAGTTGGGCGACTGAAAGGGAGGCCTGGATCATCGAGGACGACTATCTCGGAGAACTTCAACTCGATGGGCGTGCCGCACAGGCTCTTGCCGCTGGTGAAGGTGCCGAGCGTGTGATTCATGTCGGCTCGTTCAGCAAGACGTTAAGCCCGGCGCTGGGTCTTGGTTTTGTGGTCGCACCTCTCTCTTTAGCTGAGCGATTCGTGGAGGTTTGCGCCGCGTTGTCACCGGCTCCAAATCGAAGCACGCAGTTGACACTTCTGGAGTTTCTGGCGGACGGGCATTTCCTGCGGCACCTACGCCAGATGAAGGACCTATACACCGAGCGGCGCGAGCTTGCGCTGGCGCATGTCAGCGAGTTTCTGCCGGGCTCAATGGCGGCAGGCTTAGGCGTGATTGCACCGCTTCCAGGGCTCACCAACGACAGGTCTTTTGTCGCCCTTGCCAAAGCGCAAGGCTTAGCGCCTTCGGCCCTCTCTGCCTGGTATCTGGACCGCACCCATGCGCAGCACGGTTTGCTGCTGAGCGTGACGAACCTGCACCGCGACAACATTGATGCTGCGTGCACAAAACTTGCGAATATCGTCGCAGCTCATTGAGTACCAGCCTGAACACACATACCGGTGGTGGAGGCAGAGTCGTTATGACCACTGCGCCAAGCTACTTATGGTCGCTAATTGTCGATTGCAGCCAGCAGACCAATCGATGGGGCAGGGATCCTCAATGGAGGATGCGTCAAGTTTCACCCTAGCGCGCCACCGGCACTTGATCCAGCTGGGTGGTGCACATGCCGGTGCGGCGCTCTTGCCGCATTCCCCAGGCACTCACTTGCACAGCACTGCCCACCGCCACGGCGCCTTTGCCCCAGCGCTGGTTGATGCGGTCCATGGCCTCCATCAGCGCGCTGTGGTCCCGGCCCGCAGGCTCTGCCTCTTCGGGCAGCAGTGAGGGCTGGTCCCGCGTCTGCGGGCTCAGGTCCAGCAGCATGACGCCAGCCTTGGCCAGCCGGTAGCCGGGCTGGTAGATCTTGCGCATGCCGCGCTCTGCGGCGGCCACCAGCACGGTGGTGTCGCTGCTGGGTTGCACCAGCTGCACGGTGGCGCATTCTGAAAACCGGGGATCGTTGGCCCTGAATGGGCTGCTGTGCGCAAACACAAGCACGGCGCCGCAGCGGCTTTGCTGGGCGCGCAGCTTTTCTGCCGCACGCTGGGCAAAGTGGCTGACAGCTTCCACCAGGGGCGCGAGGTCTGTCACCGGCCGCCCGAAAGAGCGGGTGCATGCAATCTGCTGCTTTGGCGGCGGGGCCAGTTCCAGGCTGATGCAACTTTGGCCGCACAGCTCCAGCACGGTGCGTTCCAGCACCACACTGAACTGGGCCCGGGCCATGGCCGGCGGCATGCGCGCCAGGTCCAGCGCTGTGCAGATGTTGTGCTCTGCCAGGCGCTTGGCAATGCGGCGGCCCACGCCCCACACTTCACCCACAGCGGTCTGCTGCAGCAGCTGCTGCAGCGCGGTGGGCGGTAGCTCTGCAAGATTGCACACGCGGGCAAGCTCTGCAGGGTAGCTGCCGGGCTTGCGTTCGGCATCTTTTGCGATGTGGTTTGCCAGTTTGGCCAGCGTTTTGGTGGGGGCGATGCCTACGCATGTGGTGATGCCTATGCCGCGCAGCACGCGGTCCCGTATGGCCCAGGCGCGGCGCGTGGCGTCACGCACGCCCTGCAGGTTGATGAAGCACTCATCAATGCTGTAAATCTCTTGCTCCGGCCCCATGCCGGCGGCCAGGCTGTGCATGCGGTCGCTCATGTCGCCATAGAGCGTGAAATTTGCACTGAGGGCGACCAGGCCGGCCTGGTCGTGCAGGTGGCGGATCTGGAAGTAGGGGGCACCCATTTTGATGCCCAGGGCTTTTGCCTCTTCACTGCGGGCGATGGCGCAGCCGTCGTTGTTGGACAGCACCACCACGGGCAGGCCTTTCAGGCTGGGGCGGAAAACGCGCTCACAGCTGACATAGAAGTTGTTGCCATCCAGCAGCGCAAACATGGCGTGGCCTCATTCCGTGCGAAAGAGCTTGACAGCGCTGGTGACGACGCCCCAAACCTCAATGCTCTGCCCGTCCTTTGGCCTGATGTCGGGGTAGGTGGGGTTTTCCGGGCGCAGCATGAACTGGCCGTTGCGAATGTGCAGGCGCTTGCAGGTGAATTCGCCGTCCAGCTCGGCAATCACGATGTCGCCGTGGATTGGCTTGAGGTATTTGTCCACCACCAGCAGGTCGCCGTCAAAGATGCCCGCGCCTTCCATGCTGTCACCGGACAGCCGCAGGATGAAGGTGCACAGGGAGTGCTGCGTCAGTTTCCTGGCCAGGTCGATGCGGGTGACAGCAAAGTCCTCTGCCGGGCTGGGGAAGCCGCCACGCACGGGCGATACCGCCATGGGCAGCGGCATGGCGGTAACGATGGCTGGCACGGGAATGCCGGCAAGTAAACGATTGCTGTACATGCATACAGTGTATGCGAGTTCGCCTTGAGTGTTCAATCCAGGTTGATGTGGTGGATTTGAATCTATATAAAAAGTATGAGCGATGTATTGACGAAGTATCGTGTGCTTTTTATACTTCAGCCATCGTAGCAAGGGAGGAAATCCAATGGCAAAGGCAGATACCGTGTGTGTTTTTACGGCTCGTGGTTTCCAGCAGATTCTTGATGAGGGGGGCTCCCAGGCTTGGGTGTTGGACGCAAAGCGTGCAGCCACCTGCAAATATGTGGTTTGTGTTCAAAACCGTCACGAGCAAGGAGACTGGGCACATCCCAGCGAGGATCACAAGCAGGCGTTTATTGTTGGAAGACTTCAAAGGGCTAGAACTCTGAAGAATTCCACTCCTGTCCGCGTGATGCTTGAGTTCAGCGCTTATGCGGAGATCAGCATTGATGACGCTTGGAATGGTCAGCGCAACCCGGTGCGTTACACGACGCTGGAAGAGCTGGGGATCGATGAAGAAGACCTGAACTTCCAACCAATGCCCACAGGGAACAGCGCTGCTGCAGCGGCCACCAGCATCGAGAGTGAAGAAGGCAACGGCTTGACGATCGAGCAGGCAAAGGCAGGCCTTGCGATCCGTTTTGGCGTTGCGCCAGAGCAGATACAAATCACCATCAGCGCGTAATGGCAGCGTGAAGGAGCATTGCAATGTCTCCGGCTCGTGAAGACGCTCCGAAAAAGAAGCGAAAACTCATATGCGGGGTTTGCGGTGTCGTCCTGGTCGACGACGACCGCGATTCCGAGAAGCTTTCAGAGGAGGCGGATCTTCCGCCGCTGGAGATACCAGACTTCCTTCGGAAGCAGGTTGACCAAGGCGAGAAGTAGCGCGTCACTCTGCTCCGCGTTCCATCTGCACCTTACTGCCTAGGCCGCCGTCGTTCAGCGTGTGGCACACCTCTTTGACCAGCCAACCCTGGCCGTCGATGTCTTCCTTGAAGCCGGTCACGCGGACAGGGCTTTGGGGCATCAGTTCTGGCCGGCCCAGGGCAAGGGTCAGCTCGAACGTGGCCATGCCGCGTTCCAGGCGCTGGCGTTCGGCGCGGGCTGCGGTCAGGGCGTCCTGTTCGCTGGCGTAGGTTTCTTTCAAGGTTTTGACGTTGCGGGTTTTGTCGCCGGCGATCACTTCCTTGCGCTTGCCATTGACGCGGTCAGACCACCAGGCGCGCACGCCGTCGAATGCCTCACGGGTGCTGCTGCTCCAGCGGTGCTGGTCCCCGCTGGCCCGGGTGATGTGGATGGTGGGCAGACTTTCGCCCTTGCTGGTGGTGGTGCCGTTGATGGGCATGAACAGCAGGTGCTTTTTCTTGACGGTGGCCACGGCGTCGTACTTGCGCGCCAGGCGGGTCAGAAAGTGCATGTCGCTTTCGTTGGTCTGGTCCACGTGGTCCACCTTGGTGGCGGCCAGCTTGGCATCCACCTTGTGGCTGAGGCTGTTGCGCTTTGCCACTTCGGCCAGGATGGCGCCCAAGGTGGTGTTGTGCCAGCTTTTTTCTGCACGTTTGCGGATCTCGCCACCCAGGTCCGCCGCACGGGCGCGGATGGTGACCTTGTCCGGGGCGCCGGTGTGTTCTACCTCGTCCACCACAAAGGTGCCTTTGTCGATCAGCGGCTGGCCCTGCCAGCCAAGCTGAATTTCGATTTCGGCTTCCTTGCGGGGCAGGGTGAGTTGTCCGTCACTGTCGTCCAGCTCCAGGTCCAGCTGGTCGGCGGTGTTCTCGCGCCCCTCGGTGAGCGTGAGGCTGATTAGCCGGGCATCGACGGTGGGGGTGATGTCTTTGCCGGCCACCACCAGGCGGTAGGTGGGGGCGGGGTGGCGGTAGCGTTCCTGGTCGACCATGGTGGTGCTGGGTTATTCCTCACCGGCGGCCACGTACTGGCCGGTTTCGTCCACATCCACCTGCTGGCCGCCGGCTTCGTCGTCCACACGGGTGAGTTGCAGGTCAAAGGCGATGCGGCGGGGCGTGCCGTCTGGAAAGTGCAGGGTGCCGGTTTCGTTGAGGCTTTCGATCACGTACTGGCCAAACACTTCACCGGTGCCGGCCACCACGGCAAAGGCCTGGCCGCTATCGCCCATGGCGCGCAGTTCGGCCACGCTGACGTAGGTGCCACATAGCTCGGGCGACACCCAGCCGCTGAGGCTGATGGTGTCGTCCCCCACGCCCACAAACTGGCGGGCCGCCCGGGCGCCTACGCGGCTGGTGCTGGGGTGGCGCCAGGTGTTGCTGCGCTTGAATTCTTCATAGGCCAGGGTGTCCAGTCCAAAAACGAACTGGCCCAGGGCCATGAGCATGGATTGGGTCATGTGGGTGGGCCTGGGTCAGTTTTGGTCATACAGGCCGCTGCGGCGACGGGCGCCGACAGCGCGTTCGCGCTTGTCCAGCTCTGCAGCCACGGCACGGGCGATGGCCTGGGCATCCATGCCTGGGGCCGGGTTGATGGTGATGCTGATGGGGCCGCTGCCACCCGCCGCCGGCGCGGCCGACAGGCTGGGGGCCATGGGCGTGCCGCGGCTGACCATGGGCATGGCTCCTGCGCCGTCTGGCCCGCCCGGGCCAACAATCGGGCCGTCTGCCTGGGCTACGGGCACCAGGGCGGCACCTGCCACGGCCAGGGCGGCAGTGCGCACGGCGGCCTGGCCTTTTTCCATGCCCACGGCGGCGCCTTCGCTGATCCACCCGCCGAATTCGGTGAACACCTTGGAGGGGCTGGCAATGCCCAGCTTTTCCTTGAACCAGCCGGCCACGGCGGTGGCGGCACCCACCACGGTGTCTTTGAGGGCGCTCAGCTTGTTGGTGATGCCCCCAATCAGCCCATCCACAATGAAGCCGCCCAGCGACATGAATTGCTGCGGCACCTGGATGCCCAGCGCACCCAGCGCCGTGGTGATGGCGGACCACAGCAACCCTAGCGGGCTGAAATTGAGCAGGGCCTGCAGCCAGGCACTGACGCCACCGGCGAAGATGCTTTGCACCATGCTGACCATGCCATTCCACAAGGTGCTGAGCGCGGAGACCAGGCCGGTCCACAGGCGCAGGCCGCCGGCCGCAATGGTGTCCCAGTTCTGGTAAATGAGCATGCCGGCGGTAATGAGCAGGCCGATGGGCCCCAGAAACCGCAGCAGCACCGGGCCAAAGCGCATGAGCACTGGCAGCAGCTTGGCGCCCCAGGTGAACATGCCGCGCAGCAGGGTGAGCGGGCCGGACGTGACGCCGATCTGGGCCAGCATCCAGCGCAAGGCCATGCCCTTGGCGACGATCAGGCCCAGGGGGATGAGCAGAGCGCCCGTGGCTGCCAGGAAGGCGGCCAGGGCCAGCGCGCCCATGCCCAGCCAGCGCACCAACTGCTGGTTTTCCTGCACCCACTTGTTGAAGTTGCCGCTGGCTTCGCCCAGCCAGTTGACCAGATCTTTCAGATCCGGGGCCATGGCCTTGCCAATGCTGGCCAGGGCGTTGGTGGCAGAGCCTTGGGCGGCTTCCACCACATTGGTGAAGGTGCCCAGCTGTTCATCCACGCGCTTTTGCAGGTCGGCCTGGTCGCCCATCTTTGCGGCGATTTCTTCATACCCGGCTTTGCCCTTGTCCATCATGGTGTTGAGCACTTGCAGGGTTTCGGCGTCATCGCCAAAGAGCTGCTTCATCACCGAGGTCTTGAGCACGGCGTTATCGCCCAGGCCTTTGAGCTTGTCCAGCTGGGCGAACAGGTTGTCCATGCCCAGGAATTCGCCTTTGTCGCCTGTGAACTTCAGCTTGAAGCCTGCCTTGGCGTCGCCCAGCAGGTCGTTGGCCTTGTCGAGCTTCTTTGTGTCCAGGCCACCCTGGAACACCTTGCGGATGGCGTTGCCGGCGGATTCGCCGGCCATGCCGGTCTGGTCCATCATCACCAGCAGCGGGGCCATGCTGTTGGCGAATTCCAGCCCTTCCTGCCGCGTGATGGACATGATGGGGGACAGCTTGCTGAAGCCGTTGAGCATGTTGCCGCTGTCCACGCCCAGGTAGTGGGTGCGCTGGATGGTGTCCATCAGGCCCAGCATGTCTTTTTCGCTGGTGCGGGTGGCGTCCTGCATCTTGGCGGCGAACTCTGCTGCCCCTGTGACGGGCATTTGCAGCTGCACGCCCAGCAGGGCAGCGGCTTCGCCCGTGCCGCCCAGGATGCTTTGGGCAGACAGGCCCTGGCGGCGGAGCATGGTCATCATTTCGATGAAGTCCGCCGTGGTGCCGGGCAGGCGGTCCCCCAGCTTGGTGGCCAGGTCGTTGATCTTTTCAAACTCTTCCGGCACCGACCCGTCGGCCTTCATCATGCTGGCCTTGAGCTGGGTGGTGGCATTTTCCTGCGGTGCAAACGCACCCATGGCCGCAGACACCGGGCGGGCCACTTGCTTGCCGGCGTAGATGGAAGCTGCGCCGGCCACGGCCATGCCGCCGCCAATGGCCGCGCCCTTGGCCGCTTGCTGCTGGATCTGGGCCAGCTTGCGCTGCTGGTCGCCCTGGCGCTTGAGCGATTCGGTCTGCGCCTTGATGCGGGCTGTGGTGGCCGCGACGTCTGCGCCCATGCGCTTTTGCGCTTCGCTGACGCTGGTGATGCCCAGGGAGGTGAGGTTGGAACGCAGTTTGAGCAGGGTGGCCTGCTGTTCCTTGAACTTGGCCGTTTGCTTTTCGACGGCCTGCTGGCTGGCCTTGATCTGTGCCGTAGTGCCAACACCTGATGCACGCAGGGTCTGCAGGTTTTGAGACAGCACCTTGAGCTGGTTGCTGGTTTCCCGCAGGGCCTGGGATTGCTTTTGGAAGTTGCCCAGCGCCGCCTGCTGGGTGTTGAGCTGTTTGAGCTGTTCCCGCGCAGCCTTGAGGGTGGCCGCGGTTTCCTTGCTGCCCTGGCCGATACGCTTGAGCGGGGCCATGGCCTTGTCCACCAGGTCAAGGACCACGCGCAGGCGCATGTTCTGGTCGGCCACTGCTTATTTCTCCGGGGTGTTGAGGCGGTTGTGGATGGCAATGGCGCTTTCACGGCAGCGCATCAGCTCGGCGGGGTCCATGGCGTCCATGACCGCCGGGGGCCAGTGGAAGAAGAAGGCCACCACGTCCATGGCCTCTTCAATCCGGTCGGGGAGCTTTAGCTGCGCTCCTTCTTCGGCACGAAAAAACTCACCAGTTCCGTACCCAGCTTGACCAGGTCCACGGGGTCGATCAGGTCAAAGTCGGGTTTGACCAGCACGGGTTCCGTCACGCGGGGCAGCACGGTCTGCAGGGCGTCGGTGTTCAGGCTGAGCAGGTCCGACAGCGTGACGCGGCGCAGGGCACCGCCCATGGGCTTGCGGATGGTGATGACTTCGATCCGCTGGCCGCTGGGGCGGGTGATGGGTTCTTCCAGGGTGACGGTGCGGATCTTGTCGTCCTGGGCGGCGGCCGACTGGGTGGGGTCGTTGGCTTGGGTGGCGATGTCTTGGGTGGTGGTGTCTTTGGCGGGCATGGTTGGGGCTTTCTGTAAAACGGGATGTCAGGGGAGGGCGGGCATCAGATGCCCAACAACTGGCGGACGATGGCGAACTGGTCCACGCCGGCCAACTTTTCGATCATGCGGATGGCGTCAATCTCGATCAGCTCTTCACCGTCCCAGGAGAGGCGGTAGTAGTTGAGCGCGACCTTGCACTTGAATTCGGACTTTTCACCGGCCTTGGCGCCGCCCATGTCGATCTCTTCCCAGCGGCCACGCATGGAGACTTCGACCGCGCTGTATTGGCCGGTGTCGTCGCTTTGCACGACGCCCACAAAGCGGATGGGCACTGCGTTCACGCCGGCGGCGCCAAACTGGCGGATCACGTCTTTCAGCCAGCCGCCGGAGGAAACTTCCGATTCCAGCCCTTCCATGCCCAGATCGGTCTTGGCGGGCAGGTTCATACCGCCGGAGCGGTAGTCCTCCAGCTTCCGTGTGAGCTTGGGGAGGGTGAATTCCTCGACCTCACCGGTGTAGTTGATGCCGTCAACAAAGACGGCGAAGTTCTTCAGGACTTTGGGCATGCCCATGGTGGTGTTCTCCTGCTAATCGGTGGTGGGCAGTCAGGCCGCGGCCTGGACGTTGGCCGCGAAGTCAGCGAAGTAGCGGTCTGTGATGCGCTGCTTGAAGGTGAGGTTTTCCAGCGGCGGCACGGGGGTGTAGTCGTAGTCGATGAGGGCCTGGCCTTCTTTCAGGGTGGGCGCTTCATTGACCGTGGCGTCAAACCAGGCGCTGCCGCCCAGCAGGTAGCCGCCGCCAATCAGTTCGCGGAACTTGGCATTGACGCCGTCCAGGATGTCTTTGATCAGGCTGGGGTGCAGGGGCTTGTCCACGGCCCACATGTGGGCCTCTGCAATGCTGTCGGCCAGCACATGCGCGGTGCGCACGGCGCTTTCAAAGGCAAACAGTGGTTCGTCGCTGCAGGTGCGGCTGCCCCAGAAGCGGTAGCCGTCGCGGTTGATGAGGGTGGTGACGTCTGCACCGTTGAGCAAGCCAGCGTCGGTGGCTGGGTTCTGCAGATCCCAGTAGATGTCTTTGTTGATGCCGGTGACACCGTTGACGGCCACGTTGGACAGGGTCTTGTGCCAGCCGGTTTCCAGGTCGATCTTGGCGCGCAGGCCCAGGGCGTAGGCTTCGGCCCAGGCATCCACGGTGGCGTTGGACACGGTGTCCCAACGCTGGAAGTCGGCATGGATCAGCATCAGCTCGCGCTTGCCGAATTCGCCGCGGTACAGGATGGCGTCGCCCACGGTGTCCTGGTAGGTGCCGCAATAGGCCATGCCGCGCAGCTGTTCCCCCAGCGTGGCCAGGGCCGTGGCCACCGGCTGGGTGGACAAACCGGGTGCACCCAGGATGCGGGGTTTGACGCCGAGCTTGCCCTGCGCCGCCAGCAGGGCCTTCATGCCGGTGTAGGTGCCGTCTGCTGCCACGCCGCCAATGACGTTGCTGGTCAGGCTGGCGGCCTTTTCTTCCGGGGTTTCGCCCACGCCATCGGCCACGCGCACCACCACGGTGATGGGCAGGCACTGCTCGGCAATGGCATCCAGCGACTTGGCCAGGGTTCCCAGCACGCCCGCCTTGGCGATGGCGTTGCGCACATGGGTGATGAGGACTGGCTTGTTCAGCGGGAAGGTTGCGTCATCGGCATCGGATGCGGTGGCAACCATGCCAATCACAGCCGTGGATACGGTGCGGATGGTGCGGATGCCTTCGGTGATTTCGAGGACACGTACGCCGTGGTGGTATTCGGTGGACATGGGCGCTTGAGGGGCTGGAGTTTGCGACCCCTCAATGGTCGCGATCCCCCCGCGTACGCGCCAGCGCGGGAGGGTGTAGGGGATGGGTCTACATCACAAAGCCGGCGCGGGCTCGGTTTGGCAGTTGTTCCAACCCTGCATTACGTCGTACCCAGCCAGCTCTGCACGGGCCTGCGCTTCGTCGGATTGCGCCGCCGCGACGATGGCGCCAATTGCTTCTTCATGCCACTGGCGAACACCGGTCAGAAAACCGTGCATGCCCTGGAATTGCGCGTCCAGGGCAATGATGCGCTGGGCCAGTTCCTCACGCGGCATGCTGCGGGTCTGTGCGCACGCATCCAGCCAAGGAGTGGCCACGGCAGAGCCGGAGATAACGGCCTGGGCCTGGGCCGTCTGGATGTACCAGCTGCTGCGCTCTTCCTCGGGGTATTTCGCAGTGATGAGGCCCATCTGTCGCTTGTATTCCGCATCGACCCGGGCCTGCAGGCCCGCAGCAATCACAGGAATCGGGTGGATGGGGTTCTGATGTGCGGCAAGCTCATCAGCAGTCATAGGTGTGAGGTTGCGGGCTGCAATTTCTGCATCCTGCGAACCATCTGCCAGAAGGGCAAACACTTCTCCGCCTGGGGATTTGAAAAATTTGTGCACCGGAATCATGCGATGACCTCGATCTGAAATTCACCCATGCTCGAGCGGACGACTTTGAAAGTCTCCCCTTTGAGCAAGATGACGGATGCGGAAACAAAGCCCACCGTCAGAGGGCTGGAGGCAATGGCTTTTGCAATGCCATTGACGTGAATCTGTGCGCCGCCATTGGCTGCGTTGGTGGTTCCCGTTACACGCACCTCACAAGTCCGCTGCACGGGGTTGGGGTATGTGATGTTTTCAAGGTACCCGGCGCCGGCTGAACGGGTTTGCCCGTCACCGAGGGCTTTTTGCCGAGTTTCCAGTGCAGCGCCCAGCCCCTCCGGCGTGACGGCCACATCCGGGCGCACACCTTCCTTGGATTCATCCACCGTGGCCAGTTTGACCAGGCCGCGCTTTTGCGGGGTGGCCACCAGGCTTTCCACCCAGGCACGGCTGGCAATGGCCACGGCCGGGTCGATGGTGAGCTTGACGGTGGCGGTGCTGCTGATTTCAACCACCATGCGCATGACCATCTCGCGGGCGGCACCTTCGGCCAGCACGGGCTTGTAGGTTTCCGGGTAGTTGCCCACGGCAATGCACTGCGTGCCATTGGCGCCGCCGTAGATGGCGGTTTCGCGCACGGTCCAGCCGCCCACGTCGCTGGGGACCACGGCTTCCACAATCAGCCAATTGGGGTTGTCGGGGTGTTGGGCAATGTCGGTGATGGCGAGGCGGTGCACTTCGCGCTTGAGGGCGGTCTGCGTTTGCACCGGCACCACGGGGGCGCCGCCGCCGTCGCCCAGGCACATGTGCGTCCAGGGCACGGTGGTTTGCATGACCTGGGCATTGGCATGCAGCGCTGCGCCCAGGTTGGTGAGGAGGGTGTAATAGGTGCTCACGGCTTAGTGCATGGGGTAGATGGTGGTGGTCAGGGCGTCATGCGCGGCAAAGGCCCAGCCTTGCGCAATCGCTGCGGGCGTGAAGTCTTTGGACTGCATGGGGTAGACGGTGGTGGTGTCACCGGCCAGCAACTGCATACCTACGGTGACGGTGCCGCGCGTTTGCAGGCTGGTGCGCAGGGTGCGCAGCACGCAGGCCTGGCGCTTGTATTCCTGGATCAGCGCGGCGGCGCGTTCCATGGCGGCCTGGGTGAGCGGGCGGTCCACCACGGCCACGTCCACATCGAATTCGGCCCAGTGGGCGCCCTCGGGGTGTTCAATGACGCGCACGCTTTCCAGGCCGCTGCGCAGCAGGGCTTCACGCACGGCCCAGGTGGTGCCTTTTTTCTGGTGCAGGCGCATGGATGCGGCCACCATGGCGCGTTGCTGGGCTTCGGTCCAGGCCAGGTCCCATTCGTCCACGCTCCAGGCCCAGGCCAGCCAGGGCAGCATGGGGAGAGGGCAGTCCCAGGGACTCCACAGGGTGCGGATGACTTCCGGCGTGTGCCGCAGGCGCCCGGCCCTGGCCATGGCCCGCTCCAGCGGGGTGGCGTTGGGGGGCAGCAGGTGGGCATCAGACATAGCTACCCTCTGCTGGCTGAATGTCTACGCTGGTGCAGTAGGCAACCTGGTGGGGCTGCACCACCACGTCGGCAACCGGCGTTGCCAGTGCTACCTTTTGCACGCCTTGGACATGCAGCGCGCCCAGGACGCCGCTTTCTGCCACGTCATACCCCAGGCGGCGGCAGCTGGCCAGGTAGGCGGCCAGTACGGCGCCTGCACGTTCCAGCGCGGATGCACTGGCGGGGCCGGGGTACAGGCGCAGCAGCGCCTTGATGGCGAAGTGCAGCACTTCGGCCGAGGCGACTTCTACGGTGTCGTTCTGGGGGCGGATATCGTCCGGGCTCAGGGCTGCAAGGACTTTCTGCAGCAGCTCCGGGCTGGCGGTTCCATCCCCTACGCGGGAGAGCACGTACACCCGGACGGTGCCCGGGGTGGTGGTGATGGGCATGGCGTCCAGCACATCGGCATCCGCGCCCAGGGCATGGAAGATGTAGCTGCCGTGGCTGCCGGCGACGGTCAGCCCTTCAAACGCCATTTGCGCCCGCCGCCGCAGTTGGCTGTCGGTTTCACCCACCAGGCGCTGCACGCCGTTGTTGGCGGCGGCCAGGTCCAGGTCTTCATCCACGGCATAGGCCAGCATGACGGCCTTGGCGCTGTCGTTGATGCGGGCCTGCATGGCCACGTTTTCATAGGCCCAGCGCTGCAGGATCTTGGTGGCGGGTTCGGATTCCAGTTCCAGCACGTCGGCCATTTCTGGATAGTCGTCTGCCATGTCTGCCACCACCTGTGCTTTGAGGCGGGCAAATTCAGCTTCGAAGTCCAGCGGCAGCACCACATTGGGGGCCGGCAGTTGGGACAGATCCACACTCATGCAGCACCCCGCAGCGGTAGGGCAGCAGACAGGCTCACGCTGCGGCCCTTGTAATCACCCTCCAGCGCCAGGGTGGCCTGGCCGGGCTCCGGGCCAAAGTCCAATCCCACCCGGGTGACGCGCAAGCGGGGTTCCCAGTTCATCAGCGCGCTGGCAATGGCGGCGTAGCAGCGCAGGCGGGTGATGGAGTTGGCAGGGGCATCCATCAGGCTGAGCAGGATGCTGCCGTAGGTGCGCCGTTCCAGCCGGGAGCCGAGCGGGGTGGTCAGGATGTCCACAATGGATTGGCGCAGGTGCGCGATGCCGGTGATACGGCGGCCTGTGGTGCGGTCCATCATTGCGGGCCCCCGGTGTTGCCACCATGCGGATCTGGGTGGGCGTGGGTGCCGCCGATGTTCTTGCCGTCGTGGGTGATCTGGCCGCCCTCAAAGTCCATGCCGCCTTGCACAGAGTTTCGGCCGCCACCGCCTGCTTTGCCCGCTATGCCGCCATTAAATGTGAACAGCTTTTGCACGGTGACAGCGCCGGTGAAAGTGCTTTGCGCACTGTCCACCGTGTATTCGGGTGTGGTCAGCGTTGTGCCTTCCGGCGTGATGTGCAGGGTGGACGCACCCACCCGCAGGGTGATGGCCTGGGCAATGTCCAGCACCAAAGTGCCGGCCTGGCGATTGTGTTCCCAGTAGTCGGTGGCGCTGAAGTCGTGCCGCTCCACATCAGCACTCTCGGAGCCTTGGGGCATGTCTTCGCTGAAGCTGCCCACCATGGCGGACGCCTGGCCCAGATCGCCTTCCGGAGAAAACAGCAGGCAGGGTTCACCAATGGCCGGAACGCGCCAGTGGCGGGTCTGCTGGCCGCCGCCGGCGGCCAGGCTGATCCAGGGCACCCAGTTGGTCAGCAGTTCGCCGGCGCGTACCCGGCAGCGCGCAGGGCGGCCAGGGCGCACTTCTTCCACACGCCCCTCACGGATGAGGTTGGCAAGCAGGCGGTACAGCTCTACCGGGCTGTGTTCTGGCGCTTGATCGGACATGCCAGCCATGGTGCCCAGCGCTACGCGCGGGCGCCAGCGCGCGCGCATGTAGCGGCAAGGTCTACACAATCAGCTGCCGGCGAGGCGGTTCAGGATGATGTCGCGCAGTTGCTCCAACTGGTCCTGGCTGATGCCTATAAGCGGTCGCTCCGGGTAGCTGTACTCGGCGCCGCCTGGTGTCACGCGGTCGCGCAGGCCAAAGTGGTGCACACGGGCAATGCGTTCTGCCCGGCCAATGAACTGCACCACGGCAGAGTCTGTAAATGCCTTGGTGCGCAGGTGGCGCGCCATACGCATGCGGCGGAACATGGGGCCTTGGCGCAGGCGGCCTTTGGCATCACGGCTGCGGTTCTTGCGTGGTTCCCAGGCTTGACCGTCCGGGCTTTGCTGGGCGGCCATGGATTGCTGGTTGGCCTTGCGCACGCTGATGGCCACTTCCCGGGCAAGCTGGCGGCGCTCTGCTGGTTGCAGGCGCGCAATCAGGGGGCTGAGCCAATCCTCCAGCCGGAGCAGATCGTCTGCCATGGGTCAGGGGGCCAGCGGTGGCCAGGCCGCCAACTGCTGGCCGTTGAGGTAGAGCGAGGTGACCGGGTCGTGTGGCATGTCTGCCGGGCCGGGTGGCTCTGCCCGGTGCAGCAGCTCAAACGCACCAGGTGCACCGCCTTCCAGGGTGCAGGCGTGCACGGATTCGGTGAGCTGCAGATCCAGCACCAGATCCAGCGCCTGGGTATTGAGGTATTCCGCCTGGATGCGGATGGCCTGCCCCTTGGACTGGGGATTGTTCAGCAGGTCGGACTGGTGGGCACGGAGCCAGACAAGGATGGGGCCCACCGCCGCGTCCGGGTGGCCGGTGAAGTCGCACAGCACGGTGCGCAGGGTGTAGTGCCACTGCCAGCCCAGGGCGGCGGTGCCGGTGGTGGCAATGCGACCATCGAGCACGAACATCATCAGCCGTTCGGGGTCGCGGGCGAATTCCGGCAGCGCGGCGGTGAGGTGGGCGCGCAGGCTAGGGGGTTTGCGCATGGTCCAGCTCCTGCAGCTTCTGGCGCCAGGCGGTGAAGGCCTGCTTTACTTCGCCGTACTGGGCAATGCAGTGGTTGAGTTCGCGGATGGCCTGGTCCCCGTCGTGGCTGATACCGGCAAGACTTGCTGCTGCCGCTGGGTCAAGTTCGGCGTACGTGGGGCCAGGTTCAGAGGCGGGATGTCCGGCGGGCTGTATTCCAGCGGGCTGACAGCTGGCGGGCAGGACGACAGGGACGTGCACGCGGACAGTGCCAGCGCCAAGGCCAGCAAGATGGGTGTTGTGGGCTGCATCGGCTTCTTTCTGGTCATCGGTGAGCTGGTTTTCCAAGGTGGTGATGCGGTGGCGCAAGCTGGCTTCTGCCTCAGTGCGTTCGCCGCGCAGCCAGGCGGTGGTGCGGGCGTGGCGGCGCTGCAGGTCTTGCAGTTCGGCCGCGGCGGCACGGGCCACGCGGCGGCCTTCAAACAGGACGCCGGCGTAGAAGGACGCCAGCAGCACGGCGCAGAGCAGGACGGTAACGGCCAGGCGGTCGGTAGAGGGGCGCAGCATCACAGCACCCCCGTGCATGCGGCGTGGCGCGCGAGCTGGCGGGTCCACACCCCCATGCAGCGCTTGTTGCCCGGGGTGCTGCAGTCGTACCCGGCGGCGAACTTGTAGCGCAGGTAGGCCTGGCAGGCCGGGCCGTAGTTGCCGGCCACGTACTGGGTGCGCATGGTGCTGTTCCACCAGGTGGTGCAGCCGTACTGGCCAGCGAAGTCCACCGCCTGTTCAAACTCCACGGGGTGCATGGGTGTGTCGCCCAGGCTGCGCTTGACGCAGGCGACGTAGGTGTTTTGCAGCAGGTTGGCGGCCAGCTCACCCGCACGCTGGCGGGTGATGGGCGGATCTGCCAGGGTGACGCGGCGGCCATCTTCATAGTGGGTGGCGCCGTGGCCGATGGTGGGCACATCGCCTTTTGTGGGGATGGAGGGGGCGGCAGTGAAGCCTTCATGCCCGATCCAGGCGACCAGGATTGCTGCGGTCAGGCCCAGGGCGGAGGCAGGGGTGCGCTTATTCATGGCATTCCCCCTGCAGCTTGCGCATGCGGGCTTCATGTTCCCGCTGCTGGCGGGCATTTTCTTCGCGTTTGAAACCGGCTTCCACACGGCGGTAGTGCCAGTTGATGAGCAGGCCCACCACGGCAATGACCAGGCCGGCTACGGCAGCGAATTCGCTGGAGAAGAACCAGCCACCAGCGGCGCCCACTGCGCCACCGGCGGTGATCTTCTGGCCAAAGGCGGCGCTGCCAGCGGCTTCCACAACGGTGTCTGTTTTGAGTCCCATGGTTGCTTTCAGTCCCACAGCTGCACGGTGGGTTTGGTTTGGGGCACAGGAATGTCCGGCATGGTGACCAGCAGCCCCTGCGGCAGCACCAGCCCGTGGCGGGTAAGGCCGGGGTTGGCCTGCATGACGGCTTCCACCACGGCGCGGGTGCGGCCGTAGTGGCGCCAGCAAAGTGCGTCTACCGTCTCGGCTTGTTGGGTGCGGATTTGCGTGGCCATGGCAAACGGGGCTTACAGCAGATCCACGGTGCAGCGCGGGCGAGCCAGCAGATCTGCAATGGCCCAGCGCTGGTTGCGGCGATGCTGGTCCACCTGGATGGCCAGGTCTTCCAGCACGCGGTCTGCCTTGCCGGAGCCGGCCGGGATGGTGGAGAGGTTGCGGTACGCCTCTGCCAGATCGGCCTGCAGGCAGGCGTGCACAGCGCGGCGGTAGTAGAGGACTTTGGCGCTTTCGCCATCCATCTGGGGCGCAGGCACATTGGCCAGGCAGGCATAGCCCCAGCGGGTGCGCTGTTCGTCCGCCCAGTCCTGCAGCTCTGCATTGACGCTGAGCATGGCGTCCATCAGGGCGGGACGCAGGCGGTCTGCCGTGACAGTGCCATCCAGCCGGCAGGCGTTGCGCACCTGGGCCGGGTCCATGTCTGGGAACCAGGTGCCATTGCTGACCACAGGCTCTTTCGTGGCCGCTGGCGGGTTGGCTGTGACGATGAATCCATTCATGGTGCAGGGCGCTGTGTTGCGGAGGGGCTGGTGGGGCGGCGGGTTGAGCGGGTGGGCGGTGGTCCAGGACGTTGACCGTGCGCGGCATTGCCGGCGTGGCCGCGGCCCTGGAGCCGCCCGGCGCGGGGTGCGCTCAGTCGGGCGCCTGGTCGGCTGGGGCCTGCGCTTGCAGTTCCTTCCAGCGGCGTTCCAGGCGTTCCACATCTTTTTTGACGCCAATCTGCACATGCAGGGCGATGGCGCGCTGCAGTTGGGGCAGGGCAATTGCCACTTGCTCACGCTGCAGCTGTTTGGCGTCCACGTCATGCGTGGCGGTCTTGCCCATGGCGGCCCAGCCGATGGCCTTGTGCAGCTTGGCGCGGGCCTGGTCGTGGGTGTCGTGGTCTTTGGTGAGTTCATCCACCTGGGCCAGCGCCACCATGGCGTCGGTTCCGGCCAGCTTGCCGGCAATGGCGGCTTCGCTGATGTCGTCCAGCAGCAGGGTGGGCAGGTTGCGCTGGTACTGATCGGGCAGCTGCAGGCCGTGGCGCAAGCAGTAGCCGGCCAGCTGCAGGCCCTGGCGCCAGTTGCCTACGTCCAGGTGCCACACCAGCAGGGTGGTAACCACGGGGTCCTGGGCGCCGGCGTCGGCCTCCAGCACACCGTCCAGGTAGTTGTCGAAGTCGGCCAGCATGGTGCGCTTGGCTTCGATCTTTTTTTCCACGGACTGAATGGCCTTGAGGGTGCGCAGGTGGGCGTGGAGCTGGGCCAGCATCAGTTCGTGTTCAGCCCCCTGCATGGGGCCATGGGGGTCTGCAGCCGCCGCCTGGGCGGCCTGCTGGGCAGCAAGGATGCGGGCGCGGTGCCGCTGGGCGGGTGTCTGGGGCATGGTGTTGGTGTGTGCGGGTCAAAAAAGGGCCGCCGCGCCGTGGCGGCAGCGGCCCAAGGGGACAGCGGGGGCGTCAGGCAGCGGACTGGATGTTTTCCACCAGGGCGCATTGGCCATATTTCTCGACCACATAAGCGTCATTGCTGGATTCATAGAACTCGACGCGATCGCGTTCCATCACATCCTTGATGCCGCGGCGGCGAGCACCGTTCTGGAAGTAGATGGATAGGTTGTCGAGGCGAGTCACCAGTACGGAACCTGGGGGGAAGTAGGGCGCCACGAGAGCCTGCAGGCCCCCCAGGCGGCGCTGGCTGACCACGATGTCAGCGGCCAGGCGCTCGGTGGGGGCGTCGTTCTTTTCCATCAGGGGAAAGAGCTTGTCGTGCATCAGGTCGCGTCCCACGATGGCGACCAGCCGTGGATCCTCTTGGCACCAGGGATCCAGCAGGGTCTTGGTGGCGTCATAGACCAGGGCATCCAGGTGGGCGTAGTCGCCACCGTTGCCTACCGTGATCTTGCCTTGCACTGCACCGTCTTTCAGCACCCGTTCCGGGGCTTTGGTGCGGATGTGCTCCAGCCAGCCGATGTTCACGTCCTGCAGCAGGGGGTATGTTTCGCGGTCGGTATCTGCATCGGCACGAACGCCATTCCAGCCAGTCATGATGCGGTCCAGGGCGCACTGCTGCATCACGTAGTTGCTGATGCGGGGCTGGAAGTCTTTGAACTGAGCCCATGCGTCCAGCGTGGCGTAGCGGAGGTGGGTGTCGTAGTTGGTTTGGACGCACTCATATTGCTCACCGGTCAGCCCGGCGACATCACGCGTTTGACGAGACTTGTTGCCGCTGGTGTTGGTGCGGCTGGCGATGGGGCCATTCACTCCCAGGGCAAGCTTTTCGCCCTTCATATCTTTCACGCCGATGATGTTGATCATTCCCAGGAACGCGCTGGATTCCTGCAGCTTGCCTTCCAGCTTTTGCTGAACGCTGGGGGCGACGTTGAATTTGTCGGCAGCGCTGCCCACGCCGTTGTTGCGGGCTTGCTGGTCCATGTAGCCAGCGAAGTGCTGGCGGGTATCGTTGTGCATAGGGTTCCTTGGAATGGGGTGTGGAGGGTGGCGGGCCGGGCTCAGTAATCGGCCACGTCGCGACCAGCGCCACCGGTGGCGGCAGGGCGATGCGGGTCTGCGGACTGGGTGCTGAGTTGCTGCACCAAGGCGTCGTGCTTGCCTTCCAGCTTGGCCAGGCCTTGGCTGAACTTTTCCGATGCATCGGCAAAGGCCTGCAGGGTCTGGGGCACGGCGGCCAGTGCTGCGACCACTTCGGCTGGCAGGGCGCTGTGTTGCTGAACGGCAGGGGCGGCCGGGGCGGCGTTGACAGGCTTGAACGCCGCCGCCAAGGAGGCAAATGCGGCAATCGCCGCCGCAAGCACACCGCTTTCCCCGGTTGCTGCCTGATCGGCCTCCATGTCCAGAGCGAATTCCAGCGATTCCGAGAACAGCACCGCCTTGTCGCTCTTGCGTGCTGCAAAGGGGTTGTGCTGGGCGGTCTGGCTGAACTTGAGCACTTCGGTGCCCAGGCTGGCAGGGCTGTCAGTTACCGCCAGGCCGAACAGGTAGGCGCCGTTGCTGGCGGGGAACTGCGGGTGGATTTCGATGCTGGTGTAGAGCTTTTGGCCGCGCTTGTTCATCTCGATCAGGGCCGGCAAGGGCTCGATCTGCGCGAACAAGGCTTTCTTGCCGCCATCGACATCACGGGCTTCTACCGCCAATACATCGCCCAGTGCATCGAAGGGGCCACCGGGCACGGTGCCGCGGTAATGCTCCAGCCAGATACGCGCACCGTAGGTGGCTGGCTTGTAGCTGGCGGCCATCTGCTCGATGTCGGCACGCGTGATTTCGCGGCCGTCGGTGGTGGCGCCTTCGGTGGCCACGCGGAACCATTTGGACTTGGGCATGTGTGTGCTGCTAGAGGGTGGTTGTTCGGTCCCTCTATGGTCTGAGCCTTGCCTGTAGGCGGCCAGCGCTTGGCGCTGTAGCGGCGCACTGCACATAAATGCGTGGGTGCGCCCGCGCGTTATGCCGCCCAAACTGCAGCCCTATGACGGCCACCAAGGACCGGCGGGCGCGTGTGCGCAGCGGTCAGCACAACCCTTTTCCCATTGCCAACACCCAGCAACCTGATGCACCGGCGCAGGAGCTGGATGTGCTGCGCGCGCTGACGGACCGCAGCCAGGACAAGCGCCGCTCAGCGCGCGCCCTGTACTGGATGGGCTGGCGGGTGACGCACATTGCAGAGCACCTGGAGGTGCCGCGCACCACGGTGCACGAATGGAAGAAGGCAGATGCCTGGGAACAGGCCACGGCGGTGCAGCGGGTGGAAGGCACGCTGGAGATGCGCCTGTGCACGCTGATCAACAAGGACAGCAAGACCGGCGGCGACTTCAAAGAGATTGACCTGCTGGGGCGCCAGATTGAGCGCCTGGCGCGCGTGCAGCGCTACGAGAAGACGGGCAAGGAAGCCGACCTGAATCCGAACATCCTGGAGCGCAACGCCGGGCCGAAGCGCCAGCCCGAGCGCAATCCGCTGGGTGAAGCGGCGCTGGAGAAGCTGAAGGCGGCATTCATTGACAGCCTGTTCAAGTACCAGCTGACTTGGTGGCAGAACAGCCAGGAACGCACCCGGGTGATTTTGAAAAGCCGGCAGATTGGCGCAACCTGGTACTTTGCCCGGGAGGCGCTGATTGATGCGCTGGAGACGGGGCGCAATCAGATCTTTCTTTCTGCCAGCCGGGCGCAGGCGCAGATCTTCCGACAGTACATCGTGGCGTTTGTGCAGGAGGTGCTGGACATTGAGCTGAAGGGCGACCCGATTGTGTTGCCCAACGGTGCCACGCTGTATTTCCTGGGCACGAATGCGCGCACGGCCCAGGGCTACCACGGCAATTTCTACTTTGACGAGTTCTTCTGGACGCACCGCTTCGAAGAACTGAACAAGGTGGCCAGCGGCATGGCCATGCACAAGCACTGGCGCAAGACCTACTTCAGCACGCCCAGCAGCTTGCAGCACCAGGCCTACGCTTTCTGGAGCGGGGCGCGTATCAACCGCAAGCGCGCCAAGGCTGACCGCATTGAGCTGAACCTAACCCACGACTGGCTGGCGGGCGGCTTTACCGGTGAGGACAAGATCTGGCGCCAGATTGTGACGGTGCTGGATGCTGCGGCCGGTGGCTGCGATCTGTTCGACCTGGACGAATTGCGCTTTGAGTACAGCGACGAGGAATGGGACAACCTGCTGATGTGCGGGTTTGTGGACGAGAGCTTTGCCGTTTTCCCGCTGAGCATGCTGATGGGCTGCCATGTGGACAGCTGGGATGCGTGGGCGCACGACTTCAAGCCCTTTGCCCTGCGGCCCTTTGGACGCAAGCCGGTGTGGATTGGCTACGACCCCAGCCACACGGGTGACGCCGCCGGCCTGGTGGTGCTGGCTCCGCCTGACGCGCCGGGCGGCAAGTTCCGCGTGCTGGAGCGCCTGCAGTTCAAGGGCGCGGACTTTGAAGGGCAGGCAGAGCAGATCCGCAAGCTGGCCGAAAAATACAACGTGCAGCACATCTGCATCGACACCACGGGTCTGGGCCAAGGGGTCTACCAGATCGTGAAGAAGTTCTTCCCCAGCGTGAAGGCCTTGCAGTACAGCGTGGAGGTGAAGACCCGCCTGGTGCTGAAGGCGCAGAGCGTGATGCGCGCGGGCCGCCTGGAGTTTGACGCCGGGGATGTGGACCTGCAGCGCAGCTTTATGGCGATCAAGCGCGAGATGACGGCCAGCGGCCGCAATGTGACCTATGCCGGCGGCCGCAGCGAAGAGGCCGGCCACTCTGACCTGGCCTGGGCCTGCATGAATGCTTTGGACAATGAGCCACTGGAAGCGGTTGCCCTGGGCGGCAGCGGCGGTGGCGCCACCATGGAGTTTTACTGATGACCACCCTGATGCCCGCAGCCGCGGAAGCCACAGCCCTGACCACCGCCAGCCCGGCCCGCAGCGAAGCGTTTTCTTTTGGCGATCCCGAAGCGGTGCTGGACCGTCGGGAGATCCTGGACTATGTGGAATGCTGGGTGAATGGGGAGTGGTATGACCCGCCCGTCAGCTTTGACGGACTGGCCCGGTCGTTCCGCGCGGCCACGCACCATGAAAGCGCCATCCATTTCAAGGCCCAGGTGCTGGCCAGCACGTTCATCCCGCACAAGCTGCTGAGCCGGGCGACCATGCGCCAGCTGGGCACGGACTTTCTTGTGTTTGGTAATTCCTACCTGGAGCGACCGCGCAACATGCTGGGCGACGGGATGCAACTGAAGCACGCCCTGGCCAAGTATGTGCGGCGCCACCAGGATCTGCAGCAGTTCGGATTTGTGCGCACCTGGCAGGAGGCGCACCACTTTGCCAAGGGCAGCATCTGCCATGTGCTGGAGCCGGACGTGCACCAGGAGGTGTATGGGCTGCCGCAGTACCTATCGGCCCTGCAGGCAGCGCTGCTGAACGAGAGTGCCACGCTGTTCCGCCGGCGCTATTACACGAACGGCAGTCACGCGGGCTACATCCTCTACCTGACCGACCCGGAAACGAACCAGGGCGACGTGGATGCGCTGCGGCAGGCGTTGAAGAGTAGCAAGGGCCTGGGCAACTTCCGCAACCTGTTTTTCCACAGCCCGAACGGGAAAGAGAAGGGAATCCAGCTGATTCCCATTGGCGAGGCTGCTGCCAAGGATGAATTCTTCAACATCAAGAACGTGAGCCGGGATGACCAACTGGCCGCGCACCGGGTGCCGCCTCAGTTGATGGGGGTGGTACCGGCCAACGCCGGAGGCTTTGGCAATGTGGTGGACGCGGCCCGGGTGTTTGCGCGCAATGAGGTGTACCCGCTGCAGGCGCACATCGGCAGTGCGATCAACGACTACATGGGGGAGGAGGTCTGCCGTTGGACGCCCTATGTGCTGCCTGGGGTAGACCAGGCTGGGCAGGGCGGGCTGGTGTGAGGGGCTAAGAAGTCACACAGGCTATTAGAAGTCTACGAAGCAGGCTGGCAGTGCGAATAAAGCACTGTTATGTATTCAAGGACGACTCTACTTGATACTTGCAGGGAGTGGAGTTCCCTCTATGTGAATAGCTGTTGTTGACCCTATGGCGACCTTCAAAACATAACTTAAAGATGTCAGCCATCCGTCGTTCGCGGCTCTGCAATTGGGGAGCGAATTGTGTTACGTCTATACTGCTTTAAGAATCCGCTTGCTGCTTGGCTGCAAGTTTTTGAGCTTGAGCTAGATGGTCCACTGAATCATCTGCGCAGGGCACTGACCATTACTACTGTCAATCATGAAAAATCATCAGCAGTCTATCCAAGAGCTTGAGACTCATCTAGATGAGCATCTTGGTTTCCTTAAAGCCTCTGCAGATGCATACGACCAGGGTTTTGATGGAGAGGCAAAACGAATTGCTGTGTCCATTCGAGTGCTCGTTCATGACACGGGAAGTTCTATATCATTACTTAGGCAGTTAGACCGAAAGTCTGGTCAATTCGTAGACTCGGCAATTCCTATAACACCTCAAAACAAAAGCACTCACTGTGGTTTGGCCGTAATGTCGAGTGAGGGGCGGTACGTTGCATTCCTCGATGATCAGTTTAGCGGTTCAGTGGGCCAAGTCGACTTCGATACGTGGTGGAATGCTTCCGTTTTTGTAGACTCCAAAGGCAGGGAGTTAACTCGCAAAGATCTAGTGCTTACGGTTGCAAACCAAGATGGCGGAGCACACGTAGATCCGAAGCTGAACGGCACTTACGCCGATCTCTCGCGCAATAATTCTCTGGGCTGGTTCTATCGAGATGGAACCATTTCCGAACCAATCGTAGGCCCTGAAAAGGCTGCAATTCGTCAAATTTGCCATGAGGTACTGAAGACCTTGCTGCCGGGCTATGCCAAGGAGCCAAACTACCCTAGTACTGGGATGTTGATTGGAGGCTTTGTAGTGGTTGAAAGCGAACCAGCCACGAGGGACAACAATCAATTGGAGCGCAGGCAAAGGGTGGGTAGGAACGAACCTTGCCCCTGTGGTAGTGGCATCAGGTACAAGCAGTGTTGTGGGAAACTGGCCTAACAGTTTATTCACACCGAAGTTAATTCGCTCATAGATTGAGCGCCTCACCAGACTAGCAGTGCTTGCTCTTTGTGAGATGCAATTCCAAGTTTAAAGCTCGCCTTTGAGCCAACGCTCAGATATTGATAGCCCCGCATTGCGGGGTTATCTGTTTTCAGCCGCTTACATCCATACTGTCGGCCAGCGTGCCGGCGGCGGCATCAAGCCGACGGGTTATCGGACGAAGTAAGGTATGGATGGATGCCGCGCTGATCTGCGAGTGTTGGGCAGCCGCCAGTAGTTCACAAAGTGCACCCATAGATGTGCTCAATTCATCAATCTCTTCTTGAAACCGCTCAGTTGCTATGTTCTTTGCTGGCATACAAGCTCTCTAAATACTGTGTATATATACAGTATATGGTTGCTAAGTGCATGTTCGCAAAAGATTTTTCTACGGTATGACCCGTGGAGAGGTTAAGAGGCCGCTAGTGCTGCCAAGTGCTGTACTGGCTGCCAGTGGGCAGCAGGAGGAGGGGCCGATCCGGTGCGGGCACCCCAGTCATCCCCGACAGCGCGCGGTCAAGACCCCGCCACGCCTGCGCGCTTAATCTGTCGCTTTCGACGGCACTGTCGTCCATGGGCACTTACGCACCTGGCTTGGCCCCGAATGTGATTGGAGGCACTGTGAGATTGACGGGTTTTGACGGGAAGTGCGCTTGCTACTCGGACAGCGCTAGAGAAGTTGGAGGTGATGCTTCGCCTGGCGCGCAAAGTGCAGATTTCGGTTGAGTTGACCAAGTGTGCTTGTTGCGGCTGATTGTCTGTGACTGCTTAGCGTACCCAGGGAAATTCACACCGATCTCACACGGGGGAGCGCAATCCATTGTTTGGGAATGAACGGACGCCGGTTCAATTCCCGCCAGCTCCACCATACAAGACACCGCCACACACTGGAAAGCCTAGTGTGTGGCGGTTTTTTCTTGTCCCATAGGGTCGTGTGGTGTCGCCAAATTCGCACCGATTTCGCACGGGATTCGCACCGATCACTCCCCGCTGACCAGGCGAAGTTCAGCCTTGGGCTTCTGGTGAACTTGTCGTAGGCGCGGACCTCC